GTAGGAATAGGCGTTGGTCGGAGCGTTTCCGTCGTTCCAGGCCGATTCCTCCGCATGTGTCGAGATGCGCCGCGGCGTGAAGCCGTCCATTACGTAGGCGACAATCTGGCCGTCCGAATTCGTCCCGAGAAAGCGGACGCGGCCGTCGCCGCAGACAATCGGACTCCAGGTATTGATCGTGCCGACGTTGCCGGTTGCGCCGTCGATCCGCGAGAACGGGACGCCTGTCGGATTGCCGGTGTTCTGCCAGAATTCAAACGTCTCGGTGCCCATGATGAGCAGTTGCTCGTTCACGGCGATCACGCGACGGATGTAGTCGGTGTAGCTCTCCTTGATTCCGAAATCGAGAGCGGACCAGGTAGTCCCGTCATTGACCCCGGAGACGTTGAATGCCCGCGAGTTGGGCCGGCTGAAGATGAAATAGCTGTCCAGGAACGCGCCTGACAGGGCCGTCGCCGAGGGCGCAGAAGTCCAAGCTGAACCTGGCGGATGCCCCGTGGCCGATGCGGTGAGCCGCAGCCGTCCAGGTTGCGCCGGATCGGTGCCGCCGCGGATGAATTGCGCTACCGTGTACGGCGTCCCAGCGATGGTGATGGTGGACATATCCGGCGTGAATTCGTCGCCCGAATCCCAATCGACAAAGAACCACGCGCCACTATTGAACGGCGTGCAGGTTCCTGAAAGCGTCGTAAACGAAACAGCTACCGGCCCGGCGCCCACGTCGATATAGGCCACGCCCGCCGAGATGATCATCAGATCGTTGCCGTTGTAGAAGAACTGAACCGGCAAGGTATCGTTGGCGATGGCCCGCACGGAGCCGACCAGCGCCCCGCTCGAGTTCAATTCCATGTACTTCGTGCCTGCCGCCACCCACACCCGCCCGCGCGTGCTCAACACTCCTCGGATTGGCGTGGCTGCGGCGTCGATAGTGGTCAAATCCTTGAAGAGATGCCTGCCAGGGCAGCCGTACAGAGTGGCGATGCCCTTGGCCCGCTCGTTCTTATCCTCGATGGCTTCGGGGAAAAGGTTGACCATCGTCTGGCTGCCGGCCGCGCCGCTTCGCGGAACGTACGACTGGCCGGCCAAGGAGAGGCGCATTTACAGCTTCCTCCGCAGTTCCGTCACGCGCTGAATCATATTTGCCATGAGTTCGGCAGCCAGTTCTTTGATCACTACATCCGTATCGAGATCCATGATTTCTCGCACGTGGATAATTTCCGTTTGGAGTTCCGCGATGCGTGCGCGGACGGTCATCATTTTGGTCCCGGCGTTCATTGCGGCATCGGCAGCCCCAGGATGGAGGCGTTGAGCTGCATGATGGCCAGTTTGCGATTCAGCGCGTTCGCGGCAAGCGCTTCCGGCACTTTGCCGCCTTCGCGTGCGAACTGCGGCGCCCAATCGAGCGCAAGATTTGTACGCAGCGCGGCAACCCAACCGGCGGGCAGCGTCAGCGGGTCCACGATCTGATCGGCATAGCTCAAATAATCGATGGCCAAGCTTCCCGGCGAGGCCGCCGGTGTCGGCCAAATCCTGACGTTGATGAGCTTCGTATCGTTGTTATACGGTCCGCCCGAATCCGCCGCGAGATACTGTACGAGTTGCGCGCTTGTCGCCAGGTTGTCTTTGACCGCCTCGTTGAACTTGGCAAAAGAGATCGGCACGCCGCCATTCTTGAAATTTCCGGACCGGGACTGCCAGCCCGTGATCTTGATCGGCGCCACGCCAACCGAACTCAGCGTTCCTCCAATCCCGAAAGTGTAGTCGGTAGTCCCGGCAATAACTGCCGTCGACGTCATGTGGAGCGGGACCGCCATCAGTTCTTCGAGCGCCCAGCTTGCGTACAGATCCTTCAGCCGCGTGGTTCCGTTCGCCAGCAGCGCCGCGCTCAAGGTTTCGCCCGGAGTAATCACGCCCAGGTCTTCGGCGGCCAAGTGAACCAATGCAGAAATGGTGGTGGTTGGCATCTAATTGATCTCCGCCCAAAGGCTTGCCCCGGCCGCCGGCGCGAACACGTTGCCATCCGGGTCCAGGAATTGAACCGTGCGCGTTCCGACGAGGTTGTATCCCTCGCCCGCAAACTGATTCAGCCCGTCGAAAGAACAGAAAACGGGCGTTGCCGAAAAAACGAAAGAAGTCAGAACGCCATCCGGCGCGGCCAACGATTCGACCCATTCCACTCCAGTTCCTCCTCCCCCGCCAAAGTTCCACGGGGCTATCCCGCCGCCCGAGCTCGAGCCGAGGTATGCCGTTTCATTGCGCAGCGGCGGGCACCTGCTATTGAGCGTGACCAGCGCATGCAACGCGTTGCGGGCTTGCTCTTTGAGTTCGGACATCGCCGACCGATTCCGCGCAATGATCGATTCGAGCGGGTATAAGGACACGGCCCGCAAGGCCAGATTCGCCGCGATCGCCTCTTCATAACCCGGCGGCCAATAGACCACATCAGACGTGGCGGCGAACACCGCTGAAAGCGCCTGCCAGGTGTATAGCTCCAGCGTGTATCCGGCCCCAGGTTGCCCGGTGATATAAATCCGCCCCAGCCCGCTCGTGCTGTACGAATTGTCGTAATAGATGCCCCAGGGCGGCGCGGAAGGGATATCCTGCACGCTAATCCGCGCCCATTCGTCGTAGTCGAGAATGCGGAGCGGGATTCGCACTTCCGGCGAAGTGGGCCAAATGAAATTCGCTTCCGTGATCTTCAGCGGGCGCGGATTGTTGAAGTCGCCCCCGGCCCCGATGGTGTAGATTTTGGCGGAAGTCAGCGAGTATTCATCAATGCTCTGAGAAAAGACGACGTGGCTGCGGCAACTCCACGAAGACAGCATCCGGTTGACCGCCGCAATCAGTTCCGTGGTCTGATCAGTAGACGGACCAATCCCCGGCCGCTTCGTGATACCAGCCATGCGAAGCGCGGGTTTCAGTGCCGTCTCTAAGAGCGTTGCCAAGTGCTACTTCCCTCGCCTGTGTTTCGTATGATCCGGCTCGACTACCTCAGCCACAACGGCAGGCTTTGGCGCGACAGGAACAAACTTGGTCGCCGTGTAGGGTACATGCGGACCCGGTGGCTTATTCACCGTCCAGCCCTTCGATTCAAACTCGGCTTGCTCTTCCGCTGAGTGAATCACCCGGTAAACGCCGTCTTTGTACATTTCTCGCATCTGATCTGATCTCCTTGGAAAACCGGGGTTCCCTCCTCTGAAGAGAACCCCGCAGCGTCTGCCTGCTAATACGACGAGCTGAACGTGTCTGCCCTGGCGTTGTAGACGAAGCACAATATCTGATCCGCGTCCGCTGTGGATGCTTCCGCGATATTGTTTCCGGCCACCGTGGTAAACGCGCCGGTCGGATAGACACAGAACCCTTGCCCGTTCCAGCCCGTGCTCATGGTGAAGCTGGTAATGGCCGCCGTGCCGCTTATCTCGACCAGAGGGCCGGCGATAGCCGTCGCGCCCCCAACCGAAGCCGTAGCGGTCCCGGACAGCAGTTGAGGGCTACCCGCGGTGTTACCCCAATGCGGCACCCAGGTTAGTGTCTGAGTCGAGCATTTCCACTGGTTCCCGTTAACGACGTTCACGTACGGATTGGCGTACGTCGAAGCCGTCACGCAGTTCCCCTGCGGATCCACGCTGTAGAACCAGTTGGCCGCGGTGGCAACCAGCACCCTCGCCCCGGAAATGTGCCCGCTGGCGCGTTGCGCGCGCCGTACCGTGACCGTAGTCCCGGTAATCGCCTGCACGTTGACCAGTTCGCCTTTGGTCTGCCCGATATCGACGATGTACAACGCCGATCCGGCAACCACGGCGGAAGGAGCGACGACGCCGGTAGCCGAAGCGATAGCGAACTGGGTTTGGGTCGGCGTGATCGCCGCCGAGAGTGACGTTTGCAGCACCGTGTTAAGCTGCGCAAACGAAGCGAAAACGGCCAACAGGCCGATAAGAGTGGTTCGGATGAGTGTGTTCATGGGTTTTCTCCTGATCGTCCGCGCCCGGTTAGGCTTGGATTAAGCAAGCCATCTCCTTGTAAAGATTTCCGAAGCCGGTCAGGCAATCGAAGCGGTGACGTTCGACGCGGGAGTTCCCGTCGAAATACTTCACGTAGCTGATGTTCAGGCCGGTTTCGTCGTCGTATTCGTTGGTGGCTTTCGCGCCCATACCGTCCTCGGGGTTCGAGAGAGGCACGGAGACAAATGCAAAGGCGTTCCTGTGGAACAGCAGCCCTTGCTGCACGTTGGTCAGGGCGGTGGTCCCGATCATGGTGATGATGCCGTTATCGACACCGCCGGTATCCACGTTTTGGTACTGGCCGCTCGGCGTGATGGCCGGAGAAATCACGATGGTCATGTCGCCGGTGGTGTCGGAGATATCGTTGACCACGGTGAAAATTTGCTGGCGCCCGGTGCTGATCCGGGTTTGTGGATGAACGGAGTTGACGCCTCCCACAGTGGCGGAAGAGGACGACCCGATGGTGAAGCGGTCGCCTTTCTTCAGTTGCGCCCCGCCCGACGTCCAGCCATCGGTGATCAGGCTCATGGTGGCGTTGTTTCCGCCCTCGGCCTGCTGCGCGGCGGCTTGCTTCAGTAGCGGAGTCCCGGAGAACGTGCCGTTCGTACGCACGTTGATGGTCTGATCGAGTTTCACGTCATATCCCAGGCAATTCTGCATCACGCCCTGGCTCAACTGTTTCGAGATCATCGAACTCGGGTTGAACAGCGCCTTCATGCCGGTGACGAACGCGCTCGACATTCGCCGGTTGACGACCAGGGTCAAATCCTCGTTCTCAGGTAAGCCAAGCTCAACGAGAATATCGCCAGCGGTCAGATACGTCGCTTCCGATGTGGGCACCGTTCCCGGAGTTCCCACGCTCGATAGCGCGTTGTTCGCCGCGAAGGTCGCCGCCTGCGAATTGATCTTCGAAGCCAGCGCGATAGCGGCCGGATCGGCGTAAAGGCTCATCGCCTCGCGCACGTCCAGGGTCCGCTCGACCGAATCCCACTCCCAATGCACGTGCGGCAGGCTGCCGACCGTGATGGGTGTTACCTGATCGACCAGGGGTTCCGGTTCGAACGTTAGACCTTCGCCTCCGATGAAGCGGTACGGTTTGCGAACCTGTACGGTATCGCCGATTTTGAACGACTTTTTCCCGAATTCCGGAGTAATCGCACGGCTCATATTCCGCGCGATGTTGAGACGATTTCCAAGGCTGAACAAGACAAGCTTGGCCATGACCTTGGGCGTCAAGAGCACGTTGTTTGGCATTTATGCCGCCCTCACGTCTCCCGACGTACGTTAAAACTGCTGCCTAGCCAGTCTTGAGAATTCGCGTCAATTCCCGGCGTACGGTTCCCATGCCGGCCGTTTCCAAATTGACCGCGCTACCTGACGCGCTCGCGTTCCCGCCCACTGGTTTCAGTGGCGTCGGTAGCGGCTTGTCGGGCGTTTTCTCATTGACTGGCGGTTTAGCCGCCTGCTGCAATCGTTCTTCGAGTCTCCCCAGTTCGGCAATCGCGGAAAACGGATTCGCCGCGAACTTATCCGTGAGCGATTTTAGATCCGCCGGATTGGTGGCCAGATGCGACACCAGCCCGGCAACATCGCCCATCGAACTGAGAGCCACTTGCAGATTCTCCGGCAACGCGGTTTCCAGACTCGCCAGACGCTCCTTAAACTCGGCCCCATGCTTCTCGATGCCTTGCTCAAGGAACTTCGCGCGCGCCTGCTGTCGCTGCTGCTGCTCGAATCGGCTCTCGACTTCCGCCGTGGTGCTCTTTCGCGTTTCGTCAATCAACCACGATTCGTATTCGGCATCATAGACGGCCAGATCCTCGTTGTATTCGGCCAAAGTGCCCGGATACGTGTTCATATCCGGCTTGACGGGCTTCGCATTCCCGGGCGCGGTGGTTGGGGCGGGTTCCGATCCCGATTTGCCGGTGAGTTTAGCGAGTTCCGCTTCTTTTGCCTTGGTGGTTGAGACTGCTTCCGCGATTTTGCGTTCAATTGCCGCTTGCCGTTCAACTTCTTTGGCAATGCGCTTCTGAACGTTCGGGGGTAACTCTCCTGCTTCGGGCTGCTGCTTCTCTTCCGTGGGTACTTCCGCCGGCGGTTCGGCGACAGCCTCAACGGCTGGCTCTTCAGGTTCGGGGGCATCCGGCTTTTCAGCCGAGGGTGCCAGCCAGGAGCGCAGCTCCGCACTCGAAAAGTCGCTCGCTGGTACGGGCTGCGTCTGTTGGTCCTGAATCACTTCCATGCTTTGCTCCCTTTTACTTCCGCCGCGTACAATCCCCACGACTGGGGCCGTGCTTAAACTTGTTCTCTGCTCAGTTCGCCGGTCGCGTTCATATGCGCGACGACACGATCAATTTCCGCGCCGATCAATCCCTCTGCCTCGGCAGTCGGTTCTGCCGATAGCGCCGCCAGTGTCGAGCGCAACGCGGCCGCTCTCTTCACCTTGCTGTTCTTGCGGCCATGAATCACTTCCGCCACCTTAATGATGGCCGGCAATAAATCGCGAATCAGACTAATCCAGTTCATGCGGCTCCTAATTCAGATACTTCCGGAACAGTAAAATCAGTTCCCGCGCGGCCCCTTGTGTTACCAACGTGGCCGTATTCACCGTCACGGAATTGATTTGCAGGAACGGGACGAAGGCCGCGTCAGGCATCGGAAACGGTACGAACGTATCGGCGTCGGCTACTGTCGTGACCGGCGTGCCGCCGCCGCTCTCCATCACCTGCATATTCAGATCCTTGCCATTCCAGCCGACTTTGTAGCCGAGCGCCGCGGCCGTCCAGGAAGCAGGCATGAAAATGCCCACCAGCGCCATGCCCTGCGTGGCGATCATCTCGGAGTTGCCGGTTGTGTTGATCGTGACTTTCTGCGCTACCAGATTGCTTGGAAATCCTGCAATGTTGATGTCCATTATGCGTTTGCTCCTACCGGCTCCGGGGCCAGTCCCGCGGCTTGCTCCTGCTGCTCCAAAGCCCCTTCGTGCTGTTGCTCTTGCGACTCCAGCGCGTTCGCCTGCTGCTTGTTGCTCATCTCCATGTCATGCTGCCGGGCGGCGCCCGCCTGCTGTTCCGCGTGCCCCAGCGCCCGCTCCTGATCGATATGCGCCGTGTGAAGTTTCAGTTCCGTGGCCGCTTCGGCGCTCCCGAGCTTGGCGAGTTCGATATTCGTCTTCGCCTGCAACTCTTCGCGCTTGAAATCCAAGTCCATTTCTTTGAGCTTGACGGCGTTGTCCAGTTCCGGCTGCTTCGTCTCGATTTTTTGATGGAGCGATTGCGCGAACGCCTCTGTCTGAGCCAGTTTTTGCTCCGTCTCCAGGATGCGCTGCTGCACTTGCGGCGGAATCGGCTGCTGATCTTCGGGACCCTCGACCAGCCCCGGCGTCTTGAGCGAGATGAACTTCTCCAGCCGGTCCGCAGCTTCCTCGGATCCGGGAAATTCAGCCGTTCGCAACAGCTTGTCTCCGATGACAAACATCAACTCCGGTTGCGCGGTGACCAGCGTCGTGTACCGCTCATTGGCTTCCTGCTTGGCGCTGGTGTAGGACGGCCCGGTTTCGACCGTCACGCCATAATCGCCGGATGTCAGCACATGAACGACTTCCTTTTTCGTCTTCGGATCGCGGTATGGCTGGCCTATCGGAACCGTCTCCGTTTTCCCATCTTCGAACCGGACGGACGCCTTCGTGCCGGGCTTGTCGAGGAGCGGGATGATCTGAATCAGGATCTCGCCGATAGCTTTCCGGCTCCGCGCCTGGTTGTCAGGAAAGTGGAAATTGGCGACATCCGATTCCTTTTGCCGCCGCTGAATCGCAACCCCGGAAGTCTCGTTCGACCGCGCGCCGATCGCAGCGTCGAAAATTCCCATGCTGGCCTTAATGGCGTCAATCGCCTGCTGAATGGCGATGGAAAGCGCCTGGATGGGCGGTTCCTGCACGATGCGAGTTGGGACGCCGAGGTCACGGCCATTCTCATCAAAGCGCTGGTACAGCGCGAACCCTACCGGATTCGAGCCTATCTTTTGCCAGACTTCCTCATGGCCGGATGGAATCTGCCCGACCGCCACCATGTAGGGCGTCTTGGGCATCTGGCCCAACTGCTCGACCAAATTCGATACTTCGTAATTTAGCAACCGCTGAGGCTCTTTCGCATTCCTGATGAGGCTGAAGGTTCGCCGCTTGCCGTCGACCACTGCCGTACGGCCCCAAACCGGCACGATGGGGATGCGTTTGCCGATCCAAGCTCCCTCTTCGAGAATTTCCGCCCCGTTGATGACGTAGCGGCAGATCGTGACATCCTGTTCTTCGCGGCGCCCGACGATTCGCGCTCCTTCCGGAACGTCCTCGAGCCAGCCCACCGTCCCATCGGCCAGTTCACACAGCATCCGCGGCGCGTACTCTTTTCGCCAGTACTCCGCGATCTGAATCAGTTGGTTGTCTTTGCCGACGCCAACCCAGCCTGGCGCGGGGTTCTCATATCCGCTCGTGAAGTCCAGTTGCGAGACAATCGACTCTTCGCCGTACTTGCGCACGTGTTCCGCGTGGCTGATCTGGCTGATGACGAACCACCAGTCGCCGTCCGAACAGTCATACTTTCGCGCCGCCGGGTCCCACACCACCGAAAACTGATTCTCGATCGGCTCGATGCATGCCCGCTGCGTGAACGTGCCCTGCACGTACTCGGTGGACACACGAATGAAGCCACGCCCGCTGGTTACCTGCTGATCGCCAGAGGTGTCGTACGCGATATCCGCGTTGCACTCGTATTCGATGTGGCGCGTTCGATTCTGAAAGAATTCCGCCGTTTCCGCCTTGCCGTCAACGCCTTCGTCGATCCTGATCGACGGTTTCATTTCGCGGCTTGCATTTCCTACCTGTTGCACGTAGGTGGGAATGCGGTTCCACTGAATAACCGGCCGCGCGGTGTCAATGCGCTGCTGCTTCATGTCGGACGGCCATTGCTCTTTGCCGTCATCGGTGGCGTTCGCAAACACGTTATCCGCTTGCGCTTCCCGGCGGTCTAGCTCGTCCGCGTCCAAACCGAACTGGTAGAGCCGGCGGGCTTCGTCAAGGAAGGCGCCGACGTCCTTGACGCGCGAGTGCTTGGCGTCCCCGGGCATCAGTCGCGCTCCCTGAACTGGCTGAAGATCGTTGCCAGTTCTATTTCGAGCGCTTGGCTGCACCCTTGTGCGTGCAATTCCCAGCCCCACACGCACGCCTCGCACGTGCCCGGCATCACCGTGACGGGCGGCGGGAACTGGCTGCCGAATACCTCCAGCCGGTCCCGGTCGCGCTTGGTGATGGGACGACTCAAGCGGCCAGCCCCTTATTCTTGAAGGCATACCGGCACACAGTCGAGCAGAATTTCTCCCGGCGGCCGAGATTCTTCTTATCGGTGCAGTAGGGGGTTTTGGCGCGGCAATTGAGGCAAACCCCCGTGCGCGCCTTGTTGAACCGTTGGCTGCCGTTCAGTAACAAGCATTCTCTTCCGTCTCCCGACGATAGTGTTTCAAACACTGGTTAAAACAAATAGTATCACAAATGTTCTCTTATCCCATCCATGCATGGGCAGTTTGTGGCGACGGCGGAATCCTTCGCACCTGCTCTTCCCGCGGCGGATTCTTGATCCCCAGCGCCAAAGTGCAAAACGCGTCCGAGGGATGTGAAGCCCAATCGTGTAAAGGTTTCGTTCGCTCCTGCCCGCTCGACGCCGGCTCGCCCCACTGATAATGCCTCAGCCCAAGTATCCCGTCGGCGCATTTCTCCTCATCGAAGCGACACTGCGGGAATACCGTCCGCGCGGCGTTGATTCGGCTCGTCACCAGCATTTTCGGCGCGATCCGAACCTTCCGCCCGGCGGCCCTCATCAGCATTTCCGGAGATTTCGTCTTGTCACCCGTCAGATTGTGGTGAAGCATGGCGTCCACTCCGTCATGCGGCAACCAATCAACGCCATACACGTAGCCACGCTGTTGAAGCTGGATCACGTAGTGGTGGATAGGCTTCCCGGCGTCTTCCAGATAGTCGATCACGTTGTAATAGCCGCCCACGCACTGCGCGAACCAGATTGCCATGGTATCGCCATACCCGAGGTCCCAAAACGTGTCTACGGGCTTCGTACGGTCATAGGGCACCGTCGTAAGCCGCTTCTCTTTGAGCGCCGCTTCCATTTCATTCGAGAAAATGCCGCCCTCGATGGCCGACCGCGTGGCGCCCATCCAGATATGCTCATAGGCTTTCGGATCGGTCGCCTTCAGGTGCTCGACTTCCGGCTTGAGAACGTCCGGAAACCAGGGGTTATCCGTGTAGTTGATCGTGACCACACAGGCGCCCGGCGGCGGTTTGAGAGCAAAGCGCTTGTGTGTTTCATCCGTATCCAGTTCCGGGTTGTAGCTGATCCAAATCTCCGAGCCTTCTTTTCGGATGGTGGGCAGCAGCTTGTCCCAAGATTCCCGGCTCACCGTCTGCGCTTCCTCGACCCAAACGATATCGCAGCCCTCGACTGACTTGATATTGTCAATGTTGTGTTTCAGGCCCGCGAAGATGATTTCTGTCCCGTTCTTGCCCAGGATCGTCGCCATTTGCACGTCGTACTTGTCTTTGAGTCCCAGCCGTTGGATCTGATCTTCAAGAAGCTGGTGAACCGAATCCTTGATGGATTTCTGTGTCTCTCTGGCGCACAGGATGCGCAATGGCCGCTCGGCCCCTTGCAGCAGCAAGGCGCGTGCGAAATTCCAGGACTTCGCCCCGCCGCGGCCCCCTTTCGCCACTTTGAAACGATGCGGCTCAAAGAGGAATTGCAGCTTTTTTGGGAACTCCGCGCGAACGGTCGTGAATAGGTTAGTCGCCAGCATACGCGGTATCGCCCGCCGTTCCCACGAAAACCAGTTCCACTTTCATCCCGATTGGCCCGCCGTCCGGCCCGCTGTACTCGATTGCTTTCCGCTTCGAATGGATGTAGCCGGCAAGCTCGGTGTACGCCTTGAGAATCGTTTCCGGTGAAACGGACTCCATGAGCGAACCCCAACAACTTTGACACTGCCGCTCGCTTACCGTGCCGTTCTCCAGCTTGGCTTTCGTCTTGCCTTTGCCGCGGCACACAGCGCACGGCAATTTGTTCATGGCGATCAGAGCCAGGCCGGTGATCGGATCACAATTCAGTTTGGCGAGCTTTTCCGCGATATCCTTGGTGGGCCTGTTCGGCGTGCCTTTCTGCCGCCCGCCGTACTTCGGGCCGCCCGGCATTCGCCCTACCGTAGTATTCGCCATTACGCTTTCTCCGTGAATAAACCCTTCATTCCCGTGCCGCCTTCGTGATGGTAACAGTGGCCGATAACCCAGCGCTTCATATCGGGCGACAAGGAATGCCAAAGCGCCCGCGACATTTCGATATAGGCCCAGCGCCGTCCCTTTCCGGCGGTCAAAAAGCCGATCGCGTCAATCACGCGAATAGTAATCTCGATTGGCTCTTCCAGCAGCCGCGCCGTGTAATAGGTGCGCCCAACCGAGTCCTTGAACGGGTCGCCCTCTTCGTAATCTAACCCAAGCGCAAGCCCTGCCTGTTTCGCGATGCCCGTGGTAAACGCCATCGGGTTATTGTGCCGATCCGTTCGCGCTCTCATGCCGCTTCCTGTTTCTCCCGCCATGCCGTCACCAGCCCATTGAAAAGCGCCAGCGTGCGCTTTCTATACGTGCGCATCCGCTCAAACTGGCGGCGATCCCGCCAGGCCATCCCGGCGGTCAGCCGTTTAAATACCGCTTCCGTCACGTCGATATCGGCCCGCAGCCGGTCCAGATCGCCACATTGCAGCCAGTGCCCAAAGAACAACTCGGCCTCTTTCTTCGGATGCACTAGCGGCTCCGTTTCGTAGCCTACGTGTTGCATGGCGGGTGACATTGACAGCTCCCTTTTCGACACGACGTTTTGCATTTACCGTGGTCCTCGATCTCTTGCCCGCCTTCGCAGTGATTTGTACACTCGGTACAGTTCGCTGCGTACTTGCCGGTATCCTCACGGGCGCACCATTGTGGTTGTCCTGCGTGTTGGTCGTCGCCATTGGGAATATAGGGCGGAATCGGCTCACGTTGCCACGCCGCGGCGGAAACCAGCAGGGCCATGAGGAGCACGGCCCCGATGGTTGCTCTTGCCGCCGTCCGCATTCTCCCTTCCTTGCCGGGGTTACCGGCGAAGCGTGTCATTCTTTCGTGTCCTTTTTGGCCGAGATCGCTTCCACGGGGGCTATCTGGGCTATCCTTCTTTCTAGCCGATCCACACTGACATTGAGGTTATTGGTGATTTCTGCGAGAACAGCGCCCCGCTTTCTAATTTCTTCTTCAACTACGGAAAGGCGTATCCCGGATAATTTCAATTCCCCCAGTTTGTTGTTGAAGTTGTTGGCTTCCAGGTAGGCCGCTGTGGCGTTGAGCGATGCGGCTTTCGTCAATTCAGTGTTGGTGTCGAGCTTTTCCTTGAGGACCACATTATTGATCTCCACTTTGGTAGCCAGGTCTGCCCGCTCGATTTTTCCTTCTACCTTGTTTTCCGATTGCGCCGACGCGACACTATCCACCTTTCGGGAAACGCTCTTGAGTGATTGAATGATCTGCACCACCGAGGTCGTCATCGCGCCCAGAATCGCGATGGCGGCCGAGACGATGATTGCAGCGGTAGTTGGATCGATCTTGATTTCGGTCATTATCATCGAGGGAAGCGCGGCAACCCGGCGCCGCCGAACCTTCCCGAGATAAACAGCAGAATCACGATCAGCAGCAGCGCGCCGCAAATCCACTTAACTGGCGCTGGCAGTCCAAAGCTGTCGCAAACCCACAGCAGCCCGTAGGCGGCAATGGCAAAGAGCACGACGTAGATGATCAACACGATGAGCTGGTCCATTAGGCGGCCCCTCTGGCGCGGCATTCGGTCAGCGCCATGCTCAGCGCCACGCCGGGGTACTTGCCCTCAGGGTTGCGCGTCCAGTAGCTCGCCATCAGCCCCGCGTTGATCGCCACGCCGTTGCGCCAGACCAGCCAGCGCTCCAAGCCAGTGGCCGTGTTCGGGCCGCCAGCCCCGCCGTATGGCCGTTGCTCGATGTGATCGGCGGTCAACCGCTTCATTGTTTCCATGGCCGTCGCTTCCGTGGCGAAATACCACGGGTTGAGCGGCTGCTTATCCGATCCGCCCGGTGGAGCGATGACGTAGACATAGTGCTGCTCGTAGGCCGGCACGAAGGGCGGCGGGCCGATTGGTTTCGGCGGCGCGAACTGCGCCCAAAAGTCATCCCAAAAGCTCATTGCTCTTCTCCTTACACCCTGCGGGTCTGTAATTTGAACTTGTCTGCCAGCCGCCCGCGAAGCTGGCCAGCGTCAGGACGGCGATCATGAGAAGCGCAACCACCAGCCAGCGCGGCAAGAATAGAGAGCGGGCCGGGTGACAAGCTCGGCCCGCGAGGAGACATGGACAGCGCCGAAATCCATTTGCAAAAAGTGTATATGAGGTTCGCTTATATGTCAAG